TGATTGCGGTTCTACGGGACCGGGTGAGCCGGCTTGGCATTAAGGGGCTGTCGTGATTCATGTGTGCGGCGTCTACGTCGACAACCTGCAGACCTGCACGCGGTGCGGAGCCATTCTGACGGACTATCGCAACGCCATGATCCCGGAGGGGGAGGCACCGCTGGCCGGCTTCGCGCCTGGCACGATGCTCGACGTCATCGAAACGAAGGGGTTCAGGGCGTCGATGGTGGTCTCGGATCGTGATGGGCTGGCGCGCGGGCTCATGTGCGCAGGGAACCTGTCGGACGAAGACCTGCGCCAGGTGCACGCGGTGATCAGCGGCATCGTGGACAGGTTGGCTGAGCCTAGGCTCGGCGGTGCCACGGGACTAACAAACGACCTGAAGCGGTGGGCGCTGGCACTTGAGGCGATCGTCTGCCGCCACGAGGACAAGCGGGGAGTTTAGAACAGGGCTCGGCTTGGGATGGCCAGATGCTGGGCCAACCACAAGCAGACGAGTAGTATGGCGAGAATACGCAGCACGGTCTCGACCTTGGCCGGGTCGGTCAGGTAGACGAGCAGCAGCACGACCAGTAGTAAGACGACGAAAGGAATCAGCATGCAGGGGAGGGATGCAGACGGCGTGCCGGGGCCAGCCCAGGAGTTGATGGGACCGGAACAGCAGCGGCGGATCCTTCACGAGCTGGGGACGATTGGCGGCATTGTCTCTGCGTTGTCCGCTGGGCGGCCGGTGGCGAATTGGGCGTCACGGATGCAGGCGAGTCTGGACGAGATCGCGGCCGTCATCGACGAAGACAAGCGGGTGCAGTCGTGACGTTCCGGACGCGCTGGTGTCCGCGGATGTTTCCAGACGTGCCGTTTGTGACTAGTCGACGAAGTCTCCGACGGACGCACTGGTGCATTGACTGCTGGTGGATGCTGACCAGGCGCCGCCTGCGCACCTGGTGGCTGGATCTCGGCCGGGAGGTTCGCTGATGGGCGTGCACGTCGCGGGGCCGCTGGGGTCGTGCTTGCGCTGCGGGGTGGGGTTCTACCGCGTCGGCGTGACCGGCGCCATTCTGCCGGACATTATCGAGTCGGGGCGGCTCGTGCGCTTCACGGAGGGGGCCGGCTTTAGCCAGGTCACAGCCGAGGAGGCGCTGCAGATCGCGACGGCGGACCTGTGTCAGCCGGCGGTGAGCGACGGAGCGATCAGGCCGATCCACGAAGACGCCGATCGGCCGTAGCCGGTGGGGGCGTTCGCGTCATTCTTCGGGGGGCTCGATGCCATCGTCGAGCACGCGGTCCGTGCGCGCATGCCGAGGCTCAAGGACGAGCAGCCGGCGGCGCCAGTCAGTGATCCCGACGCCGAACCCGAGCCCATTCCAACCATTACCACGCCGGACGACCTGGAGGCGTTCATCTGGGACCGCTTCGGCATTCGCATCAGTAAGCACAGGTGCTGCCCGGAAAAGGGGCATTGCAGCCCATGGGAGGCGTTCTGCTACGCCTACTTCGCGACGGGCTCGACGTGCATCTGGAAAGCGTCGCGCGGGTTCGGGGGCAAGTCGTTCATGCTCTCGCTGCTCTGTGAGGTCGAGGCGATCACGTTGCGGGCGGACGTCAAGATTATGGCCGGCAGCGGTCAGCAGGCGCAGCGGGTACTGAAATACACGGCGGACCTTTGGAACCTGCCACGGGCGCCGCGCCACCTGGTGGCGAGTCAGACGAAGTATCAGACGACCTTTACCGAAGGGCACACGATCGAGGCGCTGCTGGCGTCCACGAAGTCGGCCCGCGGGCCCCACCCGCAGCGGCTGCGCATGGACGAGATCGACGAGATGAAGCTGGCGATTCTTACCGCGGCCAGTGGCCAGACCATCAGCAAGGGCGAGGTACTCAGTCAAACCGTGCTCAGCTCGACGCACCAGTACCCCAAGGGGACCTTTACGGCGCAGCTCAAGGAAGCGGCGGAGAAGGGTTGGCCGGTCTTCGAATGGTGCTACCGGGCGAATCTGGAATCGAACGGCGGCTGGCTGCCGGACGCGGAGGTCGCGCGCAAGCGGAACGACGTCAACGCGGCAATGTGGCTGGTTGAATACGAGGGCCAGGAGCCGAGTCCAGAGGGACGCGCGTTCGACAGCGACGCGGTTCGGCGGATGTTCGATCCGGACATCAAAACAATCGAGGAAAGCGGCGCGGATGGAGCGACCTATGGGACCGGGGCGGATTGGGCGCGTAAGGTCGACAAGACTGTGATCTGCACGCTGCGGCGGGAAGTCAAACCCTATACGGTGGCGGCGCTGTCGATGGAAAATCGGAAACCCTGGCCGATGATGATCCAGCGGTTCGTCGATCGCCTGGCGGCGTTCCCTGGGACCAACCGGCACGACCGGACGGGGCTCGGCGACGTGGTGCACGACTTCGCGGGCTTGGCGGAGGAAGATGGGATCATCATGGTCGGGCGGGAGCGGTCGGACGTACTGAGCGAATACGTGCTGGCCGTCGAGCGCGACGAGATCCGCTGTGAGTGGCCTGCGGTGGACGACCTGAGCGAGACATCGAAGGCGATTCGGCAGATGAAAACGGACCATTTGTATGCCACGGTCGATGATCTGTACAGGTCGTCGCTGGCGGACGCGAAGCTGCCGGATACTATCCAGGCTGGGGCCTGCGCCTATCGTGCGGTCTCGGGCGCAATTGCGGCAGGAGTGAGCCAGGATCCGGAGCCGCCGAAGGATGGCGGCCGCGGGCACGTCGGCGCGGTCAAGCCGCGGCTCGGCGGGCTGCTAGGTTTGAGGAGGCCGACACGATGAGCACGGCAGCGACTGACTTGCAGAACCCGGACCTAACCAGGGTCGAATGGCTGGCGATTGGCGAGCGGCTGGGGCGTGCGGACGACGCGGTCTCCTGGCGGATCGGCGACTGGATCAACGTCGGGGCTGGGCGAAGTGATTGGGGTGATATCTACGCGCTGGCGGTCGAGATCACGGGTCGCAAGCGGCATTCCTTAAGTCAGATGGCGCGGGTCGCTCGCTGTTATCCGCCTGGTGCGCGGCACGCGGGAGTGACCTGGTCATCACATCGGGACGCGATGGGGCTGCCAGAAGGGGCCCGTATGCACGCGCTTGTGACGGCGCAGGCGGAACGCTGGGGCCGGGACCGGATGCGGGCGCACGTCGAGGGGCTTCAGCGCGGGCGATGGAAGCGAAAAACGGAACAGGTCCGCCGGCATCAGGTCGTCTGTCCGCATTGCGGGAGGTCGTTCAGGGTGCGACGGAAAGGGATGGCCGACGCGCCTGGGGTCGAGGCTGACGTCGACCTGCCGATGCCTGAAACACGGACGGTCAGGCGCATGATGGCCGCCGGGTCAAATTCACGAGGCGTCAGATGAGCAGACCAACGGGCCCGCGGCCGCGGCATGCGCGGCAGGATTGGAAAACAGAGGAGTGCGGCTGGTGTGGCGCCTGGGCAGGGTCCGGGTGTGAGCCGGATTGTCCCTGGCCGGATCCGCCGGTCAGCTTGCATACCATGCAGGCGTGCGGCTCCTGCGGCTGCCGGGCGGAGACGTCCAGGGACGGGGAGCCGGTCTGCTGGCACTGCGCCGATGAGCGAATGGACGGGATCCCGTGCTGGACGTGCGGCGCGACCACGGCCAGGCCAGCGATCGGGGTGTGCGAGTTCACGGGCGAGGAGTTCGAGATCCTGCGCGACCAGGCCGCGTTTGCGATGGGGCCGCTGTTCGATCGGCTGGTGGACTAGATTGGCGCCGCCGCTGGAAACTAGTCCACCTGGCCGACGCCTGTCGAAGACGGATCAGCTCCTGGAACAGCGGCGATTCATGCTGGCCAACGACCTGCTGATCGACGCGCTGGCGTGTTTCGACCCTTTCGCGGCCCGCGCGCACTACCGGCGGCTGATGGGAGCAGCGGCGCCGGCCGTGGTAGAGTCCCGCGGGTTCGTCCCAGGCATGAGCAGACCGCGGTGAGCCGGTACGCCGGCTTCGAGACCAAGCAGATCGCCAGCATCCAGGCGCGCATTGAGGCGGCGATCGGCCGTGGCGACGCGCTGGCGGCGCGCGCGTACGCGCTGGAGCTGCTCGGCCAGGTGGCGGCGCGTGACACGTCGGCGCCGCACCATATCCAGGTCTTCGGGCTGCTTCTGGCCACAGTCGCGCTACTCGGCGCGGCTATCGAGAGTGAAAACACGGGCGCGCCGGTCGATCCGAAACTCTAGCGCAGGGGCGTCTAATTCAGCATGGCGAGCTGGCTCCGGACCAAAATCGGACAGTGGGGCACGTCGATTGCGTCCTGGGCGGCGCAACCGGCGGGCCTGTCTGCCGTCACTCCGGAGGGCGTCGCGGTCCCGGTCGTCGAGGCTTTCGAGCCCGAGCCGCAGCCGGAGGCAGCCAGTCCAGCGCCGCAGGTCGAAGCAGCAGCGGCCGTGCGCGCAGTCGTCTCAGGCCGGCGGCTGCGCGCATCCATCGACACGGCGACGCGCGATCGGGATCTGAAAGAGGCGTTTCTGACGATGCCGGCGGGGTTGTCGATCGACCCGGATGACGACCAGTTCCGGCGGCTGACCAGCGGGCAGAAGATCATGACCCGCGACCTGGACAGCGTTCGACAGGAGCGAATGCTGGAGATCGCCTGGTACCTGTGGGAAGCGAACCCGCTGGCCAAGCGGTTGATCCAGCTTTCGACGGACCTGGTCATCGGCGAGGGGATCACGGTCACGGCAGCGGACGAGCGGCTGGCCGAGCAGATCTCGAAGACCTGGGCACATCCCATGAACCAGCTTCATACCCGGCCGCGGCAGCTCCACAACGCGCTGGCGCTCAACGGGGAGCTGATCCTACCTGTGACCGTGAACCCGTTCACGGGGCGGCCGATCTTCGGCTTCATCGACCCGCTGCAGGTCAAGCAGATCAAGACCGTCCCGGGGAATGCGCTGATCCCGGACATCGTCGAGCTGAAGGGCGTCGACGGCCTACCTGGCGAGCAGCTCAAGATCATCCGTGAGGATGCCGCGACGGGGAAGCTGGTCGGCGAGGTCTTCTACGTGGGGATCAACCAGCTCCCCAACAGCCGGCGCGGGCGTTCGGACCTGCTGCCGCTGGCCGACTGGCTGGACCTGTATGACCAGTACATGTTCGCGGAGGTCGAGCGGCTGAATCTGTTGTCAAATTTCGTCTGGGACCTGGAGATCCAGGACGCCGACGACAAGCGGCTCAAGGAACGTCTGCGCGACTTCCCAACGCCAAAACCGGGAACGGTCTTCGCGCACAACCAGAAAGAGAAGCTCGAAGCTCGAACCCCAGACCTGAAGGCAACCGACCGGAGCGAGGTCGCGCGCCTGCTGGTGACGCATATCGCCGGCTCGATGGGGTTCCCGACGTCGTACTTGGGCTACACGGACAGCAACAAGTCGACGATCGAAGGGCAAAACGACGTGATGATGAAGACCCCGGCGGCGCGCCAGCGGGAGTTCAAGGTTCTGATCGAGCAGATCGTTCGGTTCACGATCGAGCAGACCACCATGAAGAATCCGGCGCTGTTCCGGGACGTCGATCCGGCCTTCAAGGTCTCCATGCCGGAAATCCAGACCAAGGACGTCGCGCGCGTGGGGACGTCGGTCAGTCAGATCGCGTCCGCGATGGACACGGCGAAGAATGCGGGCATGATCTCGAAGCGGGTCGGGACCGTGGCGATCGTCGCGATCCTGCGCCATCTCGGCATCGAGGAGAACGCGGCCGACGTCCTGGCCGAGGCGGAGAAGGAACAGGACGACGAGCAGGAGAAGCGCGACGAGCAGATGCAGCTTGCCATGCAGCGCGCCGCTGAGCCTGGCGTCATGCAGATGCAGCCGCGGGCGACCGGTCGTCCCGGGCGGACCAATCCACCGATCGAAGACCCCGAGCGGGTCGGGCGCGCGGCCTAGAGGAGCGAGTTTCCAATGACGAAGGCAGATCGACTGTTCGCGATCGTGAAGGCCGTCAACGCGGTTGCGGCGATCTTTCACGAGGAGAGCAAGACGAGCGACCCGAACGGCGGCGGCCAGTGGCCGGGCGGTCGAGCGCCATACCTCATCACGCCGCACGAGCGGGGGCAGCGCGTCGCGGTGGTCTCCAGCGATGGCGACGTCATCAGCGGTGTCGGGTCGACCGTCGACGAGGCGATCACGCACCTGGAGCAGAAGGTCGAATTGGCGCCGGCACCGCAGCCGGCCGGGGAGTAGGAGCGCGGCCATGAGCAGACAGACGGAACAGGGCGGCGCTCTCGGGCCGCATGGGACGGTCGACGCGCGCATCGAGCGCAATCTCGGGGAGCTGCGCACGGTGCCGGGCTGGCGGCTGCGGAACCTACTGCAGCATCGGCGGCGGAGCTTCGGCGCGGCGGCGGTCTCGATGCTGGGGCTGACGCGGGGGCTGCTCACGGTGCAGCCGGAGCTGCGGGCGTTGCAGTTTCGGCCGGATCATGGGCGGCTGGGGCTCGATGCGCCAGGGCTCGCGCGGGTAACCGAGCTGCTGCGGGCATCGGCACCGGTGCCGCTGGCGTTTCGGGCCGAGTGCCGGCGGATTCAGCCGGCGACGGTGGTCGGCTCGTCGTTCCAGGAGTTCGTCCGGCGGGCCTGGCAGCAGCAGCGGCTCCGGGAGATCGCGCAGGTCGTGCCGCGGGCGGAGCAATGGCTGCGGATGCGCCTTGAGCTGCTCGACGGCGCCGACGTCTCGGCGCTGTCGAAGGCGTTCGGCGGGCTGATCACGGATTACGGGGTGCTCTCGACGCGCCTGGTAACCAACAACGGGGCCGGCTTCATCGTCGATGCGTTCCAGAATCTCGTCGAGCTGGAAACGATGAAGTTTCACGGCATCGGCACGACGAATACCGCCGAGGCCGCGGGTGACTCGGCCCTGGCGGCGGAGCTGTCGACCGTCTACAACCCGGACAACACGCGGGCAACCGGGACGACGACCGAGCAGAGCGCCCAGGTGTACGAAACGGTCGGGACCAACACGGTCGACGGGTCGGCCGCGGTGGTCGAGCACGGCATTTTTAGCCAGGCGGCGACAGGTGGCGGCACGCTGCTGGATCGGTCGGTCTTTTCGACGATCAATCTGGCCAGCGCCGACTCGCTGCAGACGACGTACCGGTTGACCGTCAACAGCGGCAACTAAGGGGCACAGCGGCACCGGGTCGACGGGGTTCTGGGCGGTTCAAATTTCAATCTGAGGAGCGTTCGAAATGGCTAACTACGTTGTCGAGATGAACCGCACGGGCAGCACGTCGCAGTCCGTCGGTTCGTGGGTCGCCGATGCCACGCGGCCCCGTCGTCTGAAGTTCCATGACATCACGTTCGGGTCGGAGGCGACGCCGGCCGATGCGGCGATCCTCTACAAAGCGCAGCGGTGCACGACGGCCGGCACGGTGACCAGTGTGACCCCGGCGCCGGCTGACCCGGCGGATGCCGCGACTGAGTCGGACGCGGGTGAGAATGCATCGGCCGAGCCGACCTATACGTCCGGCCTGATCATGCTGTCCGAGGCGGTCAACCAGCGCGCGACGTTCCGATGGGTGGCTACTCCTGGACGCGAGATCGTGACTCCGGCGACGGCGTCGAACGGGCTCGGGTTCCAGACGCCAACGATCTCGACCGGTACGCCCGTGGTTACGGTGCGGATTCACTGCGAGGAGCAGTAAACATGGTAGGAGGGGCGTTCGATGGAGTATCTGGTCACGTTCGCAAAGGGGAAGACCATCCGGGTGCACTCGGATTCGGAGAGGCTGGCGCGCCGCCACGCGGAGATCATCGTCAATAACGCGGACGCGCGCGGCCGCGATGCGACGCTCGCCGAGCAGGCCTACAAGGATGCGGGCGAGGTCGTCAGCGTCGAGCCGGTTTCGTAAAGACCCCAGGTCAATCCCAGGCGCGCGGGAGTTGTCCCTGAGAAGGGCCTTCCGCGCGTTCGTTCGTTTCGAGGCGAGCACACGCAAATGCAGAAACCGCACGGATACGTGACGATCGTCAGCGACGGGCCGCTCGTCGAGCGCGACTCGGTGACCTGCGGCCATTGCCAGCGGATCGTGCTCGTGAAGCCAGGCACCGCCGGGACGGTCTACCTGATACGGCAGCTCGATGGGAGCCCTGACGTGGAAGTTGAAGGGGCGGGATGTATGGTCTGTGCGCGCAACGGGCTCGCGACGCCGGTCTGCCTGCGGTGTCATCGGATCGGGAAGTGCATCCCGTGGGAGCGCCGGGTCGAGCAGGCCGAGGCGCGCGGGCGGTTTCTGAGGAGCGCCGGCCTTGGGTAATGGCAGCTTTCCGATTACCGCCTTCATGCGGACGCCGGCCGGGGCCCCTCCGAGCGGTGACATGGACGCCTATTTCGACTACTGGGCGGCCCAGGGGGTGACGCAGGTCGCTGCCTCGCTGCGGTCGTCGCCGAGCATTGCGAGCCTGAGCGGCTCGGGGCCAGGGTATACATACGATCCGGTCGAAAACGCCATGTTGTGCCTGTGGGACAAGGAGGCGGTTAACCTTCCTGGAGGGTTCGGAGGGGGGAGCACGTCGCCGACGATCCCGCTCGCTGAGA